TGGCCATGCGCTTCAGGTAACTTATGAGTTCAGGCTTGTATTTGGCCTGAAGTCTCTTTCGGATTCGGGTTGCACCTTCTTTGATGACTGACTTTAAATAAGCGTTTTCAATGGACGGGGGAAGCCTGCCTGAAGCAAGCATCTGTTCCATTCCCACAGGAGCGTTTCTTTGAGCCATCCGGAACGTCTGGTCCAGACCTAACCCGAACGCAGCCAACTGATGGAAATGGAGAACCGCCTTTCCTTCTGAATTATCGATCAGGTCGTCTTCCCATTCCTCAAAAACTTCTTCAAGCTCATTTCTCTGGGCGGTAGTAAACTGGAATTCCGTCTGTTTGTATCCGCACGCTTCCTGAAACGCCTGTTTGTCCAAAACCCCAAGCTCTTTGGTCGGGATCAACAGGGCTGCTTTCCGCGTACTCGAAATGTCCGGTAAATTCAGAATCCTTAAAATGTCGGATTCGTACTCCTGGACATTGGCCATGAAGGAAGCAAAGAACCCGGCCTGGATTCTTCTGAACCTTGCCCATCTGTGCGGTTTCCTTGCAAGGTCAAATTCATGCTGGTTCGGTGTGTCGGCCTTGCACCCTACCATCAGCGGGCGGTCTCTATTGCCTAAAGACTCAGGCCGGTCTTCTCCCCAATGATAATCCCAGCAAGCCTTGATGTTCGGGTCTACTTCGTCATTCGGTATTGACTTCAGACCCTGCGCCCAGGAGAGCGTTTTTATGAGATCCATTTCCACCTTCACCTAAAAGTGACATTGACAGCATGACCGAATCCCGAAACTGTAAGTGGTCCAGCCATCTTTCTTTGTCTCTCGAAAGAGCAAATTTCAACAGCCCGTTGTCTCTTAATGCCTGCTCAAGTTCTTCCGGTTTCTGGTAAGCACCCAGGGCCAGCATTCTTTCGATGCATTCAAGTTCTTTGAGTTTCGCAGTTGCATCATAGAGTCTCGCCTGTGCCTGTTCTTTCTCATCCAAAAGATTCACCGGCCCCCATTCAAGACCCCACTCGGCACCGACACTGCCGGAAAGCAATAAATAGTAATTAATAACTTTCCGAATGACCGGCTCCAACTGGTCTCTGTACCACTCTACTTTCGAAACGATCATGTCCGCCTGGTTCGTGGACAGCCTTTCAGTGGTAGACCTGTGGAATCCGAGCATCCAGTCCGGGAGGTCAGATTTGGAAATGATCTGGTCGATGATGAGGTTCATCGGAAATTCGATGTAGTCCAGTTTAACATCTCCGCCCAGCATGGTGACACTGAGCTTCGATTCTTTCGGCATGGGAGCAAAGACATCTCCGACCCGTCCTTTTCTCCGCGCCTTCATGATCGCTTGAAATCCGCTTTTCAACTGACTCATGGCGTTCTTGAGTTCTTCGGTCCCGACTTCTTTCCCGCCTTCGATGGTCACAAGAAACGTCGGGTCACCTACCCGCCACATCGTATTGTCAATGGCCGTTTCCATCCTGTAAAAAATCTGTGTAATGAACGGCAGGCTGTAATAGATCGAATACCCTTGAGGATGGCCGTCCCTCTGATCCGGCGCGAAATAAAGGACCGTCTCCATGTCCCGGATGATCTGCGGCTGCATACTCATCTCATGTTTCTGTGCCAGCCAGAGACGCCCTTCGTCCTTGACGAAACAAAAGTCATTGGCTTTCGCGACCATCAGGTGATCGATCCCCTTTTCGGATTCGGACGGAATCATTTCACCGATGCCCATACCTTTGGATAACGCAGAATCAAACACCTGATACAGCCACGTCCAGAACCCTTCTCCAAACCTTCCGACCGGGATGTTCTCGATGAAATCATCGATCTTTTTCTTGACCGCATCTGTGGTATTGGTCACTTCAAACGTATTCATCAATCGGAACCACTTTGACGGCATTACGTCAAGCGGCGGAATGTTGCCTCTCAGATGATCGTACAGGTCAAGGTTCTGATTTGAAGACACGGCCAGACCTAACGACCCCCAAAAAGACTGATCCCAACTGTCCCGCAACTGTCCCGTAATAACCCCAGGACTTTGCTTTTCGTCTATTGTCTGTCTGGTAATCTCCAAACCGAACGGCAGCTTCATTTTTCTTTCTCCTATTTGACCTGTACCGTCAGACTGACCAGATCGGCAGGCGGACGCAGGTCGGCCGAGGTCCAGGCAACCGTCAGAATATTCCCCGGTCCATTGTCATTAACAGCCCTCATGCCGAAATACGTCAGTTGTCCGTATGCTGGCCAGTTCAACACATATGTCCTCAAACTATCCGGGATAGTCGCAAGCAGTTGCAACGTATCTCCCGATGATGTAGTTTCGAATAATTCAAAATGTGTAATCGGCGGCGGCTGAGATGCGGCCCATGAGAACTCAAGGATTTCATCCGTTCCCGACTGGCCGCTGCATCTTAAACCAAGCGCGATCCCCGGCGCGGTCGATCTGAAAGTAAACTGCATCCCTGTAATGACTGCAAATAGCACGAGCAGTAAAGCGATTGACCTTTTCATTTTTCCTCCTCTCCGTGCTTAACCATTGGCTGACAAAGCCTTCTCGTGTTCCGGTCTCTGAAAAACCTTCCGTGCGGCTGCCAGCCGTCTTTTAACATTGTATTAACTTCTGTTACCAGGTCTTCGAAATTGTCCGCGGTGCTGATTGCGTAGTCTGTGATCATCTCTCCTCCCCTGTTATGCCCCAATCGCCGGAATCGTCTTCCAGCGTGTCGGGATAAAAGGTGTTGGCCAGGGAATCTCCGAAATCCGGAGACCTCCCCAGCCTCTTTTTGATGTCCTCTTTCGGTTCAAGAATAATGTCGCCATTACTGCGGAGTTTGAATGTCGGTGAAGTCAAATCTTCTTTAAGTTCATCAATCGGAGGCAGGGCCAAATCAACGCCCAGCTTCGGGTCCAGGGCATCCCTTACCGCCCACCAGCAGTACGCTCTCATGTTGGCGAATGTCCGTTCGTCTGTCATGTCCTTCAAAGGCCTACCGTATCGTTTCGCGGCTTCAGAGAACTTCACACTGACAGACTTTACTCCCTGTTCAACACACCTGGAATGAACGCCGGCGCCTTCCCCGATCGTGTCCACGAACGCAGCGTCTTTGTAGTCGGTCAAATACTGCTTTATCCGTCCCGCGTTTTCCATGTGGATCGTGAAACTTTTACCAGGGTTTGAGAACTGCTCCATCTTCTCAATGACGTTCCCCCTCCTGAACGTATAGACCGAACTATCCCTACCCATACCGGCCACGTCCACGCCCAGTCTCAAAGGACCGGACCCCTTGCCTCCGAGATCCTCCCATCTTTCCATCGCCGCTTCGACCCATCTCAAAGGTATCAGCTGATCGGACGCCTCCCTGGGAAACTGGCCCAGAACTTTCGGAAGAAACAGGTCGTTCGGCCTGTACCATTTCCCTTCAAACTCAAAGTCGTTGTCTTCAGCTTCTTCCTTCGGAATCTCCCTGCACCATTTCTCTACCTTGTCCTTGACCCACTCGTAGTCCACTTGTCCGGGGATGATGTTCTTTTTCGCCGTCACGTTCGGCGCGTCCAGACAGGACAGAACAAACTTCTCGTATCTGGGAGACCTGAAGGAATCATAAAACTCGCCGCTGTTCCGATTGGGGTTCCCCACGATGAGAAGCCTTGAGACTTCGCCCGTCAAAATTCCTTCGATAGCATCAAACGTCTCGTTCTCTATCCCCGACGCTTCAGTCACCACGACCATAATGTGATTACTGTGATAGCCGGTCCAGGCTTCCGGGGCTCTGTCCGCTGCTTTAAAGCCTTCCAGATACCAATCCGGATCATCAGGGAATTTGAATCTCTGTGTCAAATACTGACCACCGATGTTCCCCCGTGTTCTCGCACGCATCCACATCTTGCCAATTTCAGCCATCATAATGTCGACAACCTGTCTATGCGTGGGAGCGGTACAGATTACTTTGGAAGGATACCAGGAGTACAAAAAGCAAAGTGACGCCACTGCGGCGATAAAATCCTTCCCCCTTGCATGACCGCTGCGAACCGTCACTCGTTTGTTGTGCTGAACGGCCTTGAGTATTTCTTCCTGACGTGAATCGAGGCTGACACCGAATACTTCATTTGCCATCCTCAGCCAGTCGGAAACATACTCCTCGGCCTTTATGTTATCAGGAATACTTGCCATTTCCGGCTTCTTTGTTCAGAAAAGACTCCTTGATGAAATCAGCAAAAGACTTTGAAACATCATGCTCCTTGTAATCCTTCCCAGAGGCCATGTCCAGAAGTTTCGAAAGTCTCTCCAATGCATCCCGTTTGTCATGTAAAAGAATCTCCGAAATCTGACCATTGCGGTACTTTATCCCTCTGATCGCCCCAGTCGGCTGTTCGCCCTTTTTGATCACAAGATTTCCGTGTTCATCGTAAAAGTCGGTAAGGTCTGCAAATGCAATGTCAATGTACTCCTTGATTACTCTGTCAACATGATAGCCGGCGTCTTTGAATCTCTGAGCCGTAAGCTCCTTAATGCGCCTCTTGATTTCAGGTTTTTTCAGGTTTTCATGCGCTGTTGAAGAAATCGCATCGTAATCTCCAGAATATCCTGCAATTTCAGCCGCTTTTGTAGCATTGAACTTGGTCTCACCTGTATATGCAAGACAGAACAGTTCCTGCTTCTCCGTCAGCTTCTTTTCTTTTTTCTTGGAATCGGTAGCTGCCATCCTTCCTGCTCCAATTTCCATCTGTAATATTTAGTCCAGGTTTCAACGTCTCTTAAACCGCACGTCAACCCTGCATTACGTAAATCCTTGAATATGTCTTTTGCATACTTACCCTGCTTTACACC